CTTGTTCAGGATCGTCCATCGCCAGAAGATTCGCACGCGTAGTCTTGTCGATGCTAAACTTGTCGTCACGCTCCATGAGCTTGAGGGCTTCGGGGCCGAGCCTGTCCTGAACCCACTGTCGCATCTTAGGACTGCGAACTGATGTGATCTCGCCGTTCGTGACCTCACGGACAATACGCTCAATCTCTTGTAGTTCATCAGCCGCGTATCTGACTGCCGCTTGGCATAGAGGGACATCAATACGAACGCCGCGATCATTGATGCGTTCATTAGCGTGATAGTCTGCCAGTTCATCATCGGTCAGATCTCGCATAGCCTGACTGGCGGCGCGCATTGTCCGCACGTCTTGTTCGCAATATTCAATTAATTCTGGTATTAACTCATCTTTGAACGGCGGCATACAGCACTGGCGCACAAGATAATTACCGCGATGATCTTTCCGCATGTTCGTGCCCGCAAAACGCGCGACATCTTCTAAGCTGCCCGGCGCGCAGTTGGCGCGAGCTTGCGCAGCGGTGCAGTAGAACTGTTCCAATGGGATCTGATGGCCTAACACATGCCAGAAGATCAGCCGCTCAAACGCTGCGTTATGCGCGCGGATCTGACCTGTAAGGATCGGCATGAGCTGACCCGGACGCCATGTCTGCACCATGCCGTCGCCCACAGCGTAAGACATGCACAGAACCTGCGTAGACGGATGACGAGCGTAGTTATATACGCCCGCCGTCTTCAGATCACATTCACTTCGTGTTTCAAAATCCAACCAGATCACTTGTTTTCTTCCATCAAATGTTCAACGTATTCCATTAATTGCCAACCAGTAACGCAAATCTTTTCCTTGAATGGCGTGCCGTGCGGAGATAAACCGGGTTGCGCGGGTATTGTAACAGTGCCGATTTTCTTCGTTCGTATTAATTCTTGCATTACGCGCGAACTCATATCTAAAACAGATGCCGCACTTGCAGGCGAATACATAACACCAAAATTTATAACTTCCCCGTCTAATTTTGCGCGCGATCTTAACATCGCCTCTTCAACATTTACTGACCATCTTTCGTAAGGCTTCTTAGTTTTAGCAATGTTATATTTTGGATTTTCTGTCTGTATGGCTTTCGTTTCAGCAGCTAAAGCGTCATCGCGTGTTGGATAAGATTCTATTGTTATGTTCGTAATCTCATCAAACCAATGAGAGTATTTACTATGTTGCGACAAGCGCACTACTACATTTGTTGATATGCCAACATATAATAGCGCGCCGTCTTTGTCGAAATGCCGATATAATTTAGTCGGCGTAGCCGTCGATTCCATCGACGCGACTCCCTAACAGTTCGCCATTAGGCCCGTTATAAACTGTGTAGTTTCCGATCTTCGGCGCAGAGATCACATCATTGCCAAGATAATAAAAGTTCTCAGTTGGGTAACTTAGCTCCGTTGCCACTGGGCCGTTCGGGCCGTTGAACACGCTGATCTGTTGCGCCATCGAAGGCTGTGCGATAAGCGTCAACGATACGATCAAGAACGAATAATATTTCATCTGGCCTCTCATGTTTGTCTGAGTATTCTTTAATGGTGAACAGTAGATCGCCCATCAGTTCCTTTAACCGACCTTCGTTATTTTCGCGTCCCATACGACTGACTCCGTTATTTTTGTTGGATCTGTTGCGTCTTGCGTTAAGAACTGCGTCTTGATCGGCCCAACACCGAGCGCCATCCAGTAACGCGCACCTGTGGCTGGCTTGCCGTTCCAGTTCTGTAAATAAGTAAACTGGATCACGTCTTGATAATACGCGCCCATCACATTCATCTGTGATATGTGTTGTTCAAAGTGCACGATCTGCACACCGTTGCTTGCGGCGGGCGGCCAACATTTAAAGAAGTCGAACTTTGGGTAATCAATGTAATCAGACCCAACGTCCTGAAATTCACCCCAACCAATCGGCGGGTTGAGCACGACCTTTTTATTGCCCGGATAGTCATCACGCCATTCAGCGACACCAAAGCCAGGGTTGTAACGGTAATACCATTTGTTTAACCACGTCCCGGCGCTGTCGTAGTTGTTATACAACATACTGTCGCTGCCCTTGTCGTAGCTAAACACAGACGTGAACGACGGTGTATCCGGCGCAGAGTAATCAAAGCGGCGTAGTTCGCCTGACTTGAAGAACGGCCAATAGGCCGGAACGAAAAGTTTATCCGCCACAGCGCACCTTATCCTTTGCTAGAGCTAATCTTGTCTGCGCCGCCCTTGGCGTAATACCAAGGATTACGGCGATGTCTTTGGCCTTAAAGCCTTTACGAAACAGATCATAGACCTGTTGTTCTTTGGGCGTAAGGCGCGTTGCATCATTCCAAACTTTACGTTCGGCCATCTTCTTATCTTTCTTTGAAAAATGCGGGGTGGCTGTTGTCACGCGAACCACCCCGCGATCCATCTAGGAAACGATCTTACCTAGATGAATATCAGCTTCGACGACGACGACCCGTATCCGCTGACGGAGCAGGCTCCGCAACTTCATCCGCGCCATCCATGCCGATCCATTCCACAACATCAAATGTCGGCGTGTAAACGCGGCCATATGATTTGTGGGCGTAGTGATCGCTGCCGAGCTTTACGACAGCAACTGGCTTAGTCTGATCGCTATCAACTTGTTCAGCGATCTTCAGCGCCAGCGCGTGCATCGCGCGCTTGCCGCCTACTGACGTCACAGCGTAACGCGCTTCCATGCCTTTGTCTTCACCTGACAAGCACTTCAACGCCATACCGACCTGTGGTTGCCAGCCAGCCTGCGCGCCGGGTGGTGGTGGGTCAAGATCTGGCAATGGATCCGAGATCGGCACCATCTTCTCAGCCAGAACTTCGCCTGTGCCCCAAGCAATATAGCCATGAACAAAGCTATAAGGATTGATCGCCCACAGCGTTTCTTTCTCGACTTCCGTCTGATCTGCGCCGTAAACCCAATGACCAGTCTTATCCATTTTCAGGATAACGCTGCCGATAGGGCCGACATCAGCTTCGATAGAACGCAACGCTGTCGAGAGCGACGCAACTGACGGAAGATTAGCACCACCAAATTTTACTAGATTAGACATATTACTTTACCTTTACTTTGAGTAAGCCTCACCTTGAAGCACGTCTATTGCAGTTTTCGCTAGTAATAAATACCGCCAATCATCTAAGGGCTCATGCCCAAAAAGTTTATCGGTATCTACAGACTTTAGTTTTGCAGCTACTTTATCCATCAAAAGATCGTGCGCCGCTGCCATATAATGCGCGCGTCTTTCTTCATATGTTTCAAACACTACTTTTTGCATTACTTTACCTGTAGTTTAGAGAAGGCACGACGGATGTCATTGCCTATTGTAACAACGGCAGGGCGCGGGTCTGACTCCGGCGCTAACGTGTTACCCGTGGAAACAGCGACGACGTGATCTTTTGGCAGTTCGAGCTTATGTTTCTTCAACACTTTCTCTAGCTGCGCTGGCGATCTTAACTTCGTCTCTGTTAATTCATCAAGCTCAAGTCCCATTTCTCTAAGAGCTTCCAATGCGCCTTCGTCGTTGACCCACTGACGTGTGGCGCGCTTGGGCACAAGTTTATATCCTGGGATTGCAATACCATTCTCAAGCGCTTGTTGCGCCATCTCACGAACTTCTTTAGCCCACTCTTCAACGCGGTCAGCGATAATAAGCGCATTGCTGTAGCCCTCTGGCGTAATGCTGTTAAGTTTAGTCCGTAACGCGCGTTCTGTCTCGCCTGTCATTGCAGGACAGATAGGTTTAGCAGGGCACCATTTGCAATGATCGCCAAGCGCTACAGGCGGATTAGGACGCAGCGCTGTCGTTACTGCATCATACAGCTCACGCTCAAATGCTTTGATGCGCCCCGGCGTTGTCATCCAACGCTTGACATATGGCGGCTGAACAATGACGCACTCTATTTCAGTGACGCCCTCGAACGCCCAGCGGGCCTCTTCAGTCCGCATAGCCGCAGCGGCATAAAACATAAGCTGATGGTTCTCGACAGCATCCACCGCCACCCCATCACCAAACTTCCAATCGAGAACAATTGCGCGATTGCCAATACGACCAATGAGGTCACATGATCCGAATACGCCAGCTAAATACCCTCCGAAAGAGACGGAAACTTCTGTCTGAAATTCCATCTGTGTGTCAGGATCAATCTCATTTAACGCGTCAAGGGCAGGGCGTAGTTTACGCTCAATGAGATCATCGCCAAGACCAAAGTCATCAGGAGATGCACTGTGAGACAGGATCTTATCCATTGCGTCATGTAACAGTGATCCTTCCTCTGCATATTTTGATGATGGTTTTGGGGGAACGGATTGCGCCAGCTTTACTGAAGCAGGACAGTTAATTACGCGCTTCGCAGTAGAACCGCCGACGATATCAGAATGCATTTTATGTTACCTTTCGTGATTTGCATACTAGACAATTTATTACAGTTGTGTCAATAAGTTTTTTATGACTGATTTGGAAAAAGATATTGAACGTTACTTTGTTAAGTCCGTTCAATCACTTAACGGTGTCGCCTTTAAATTTAACAGCCTATCAAATCGCGGCGTTTCTGACAGAATTGTTTGTTTGCCAAACGGCGAGACGTGGTTTGTAGAGTTAAAGCAAGACGGCGGCAAGCTGTCTGCGCTGCAAAAAATATTCGCCGAAGATATGAAGAAGTTGAATCAGCGTTATGCGTGCCTCTGGAATCGTGAACAGGTAGATAGATGGACTTACGACCGTATCAACATGAAGCCGCAGACTTCCTCTTCTGTAACAACAGAGCCATGATCTTAGCGCCCGTCGGCGCAGGTAAAACAGCAATCACGTTAACCGCGATGACAGAAATGTTAGCGCGAGGATTTGTTGATCGCTGGTTAGTTCTTGCACCAAAGCGCGTTTGCACTGATGTTTGGCGACAGGAAGGGCAGAAATGGTGTCCTGAGTTTGATATATCTGTTGCTGTTGGCACGCCCGCGCAACGCAAAGCCGCCTTTGATTCTGACGCCGATATAGTGGTGACGAACTATGACAATATTCCTAGCATTGATCCCACTACTTTTGACGGTTTGGTTTTTGATGAGCTTACGCGATTAAAAAACCCAAGCGGTAAAAGGTTTAAATACTTATTAAAAATCCTTGACAAGTTCCACATACGCTGGGGCTTGACAGGATCGTTTACGTCCAACGGCCTAGAAGACGTGTTCGGTCAATGTAAAGTCGTAGATCAGAAATTGTTGGGGCGCAGCAAAGGCGCGTTTTTACAACAATACTTCTACTGCATTAACCGCGAGTATCAACAATGGGAACCGTTACCTGGCGCGCTCAACCACGTAATGACCGCGATCAAACCAGCGACATATGTGCTAGAGGCTGGCGAATATAAAGATAAGCTACCGCCGTTAAACGTCATACCGATGCGTTGCGATATGGATCTAGCGCCATATAATAAAATGAAAAAGGATTTTGTTCTTGAACTTAATCAGACCATCAGCGCTCCAACGGCGGCGGTTGTTACGCAAAAACTTCAGCAACTTGCCTGCGGCTTCATTTACGGACTGGATAAGCCGGAATGGATCGGATCCCATAAGTTTGATTTGTTGGATGAAATACTCGAAGAAAATCAACGAGCAAACACGATCATCGTTTACAACTACAAAGAAGAGTTAGCGGAACTTAAACGACGGTATCCACAACTCTCTACTATGGACGATGAAAATGTCGTTGACAAGTGGAACAAAGGTGAACTTGAGCTTTTGGCCCTGCATCCAAAGAGCGCAGGTCACGGGTTGAACCTACAGTTCGGCGGTAACAAGATTATCTTCTTATCGCTGCCGTGGTCGCTTGAGCTCTACGAACAGACCATCGGACGGTTGCACCGCAGCGGTCAAACAAAAGATGTGTGGTGTTATGTTCTGATTTGTAATAAGACTATTGACGAGCGTATCTATGCGAGTCTGCATGACAAGCGCTCGCTGTCGGAGTTGGCCTTAAATGAACTGGCGTGAATTGAATGAAGTCCTAACGGACTTTTCGGAACAGGAGGTATTGGGCCTCTTGGATGACGAGCGCAAGAACGCTCGGCGGTCTACGGTCATTATACGTTTGCATCAGCGTTACACGACGTTGCGAATGTTGCGTGAGCGAGCCGAACTATTAGGGGAAATTGATGAATCCGCACGATCTACTACAACAAGCAAGCGAAATAATAGGCGAGCGCGGGGCTGACTACGGTGGCATCGAAGATAATTTTCAGCTTATTGCTGATTTGGCATCTTTGCGCTTGGGCCGCGATATTCACCCCTTTGAGGTAGCGATTATCATGGTCTGCGTTAAGAACGCGCGCGCGTTTAGCAGCCCAACGCATATTGATAGCCGTCTTGACGCGATGAACTACGAAGCGTTTGCGGCGATGTTTGCCAATGACTATGTGGCCCAGAAAGAAGGTTCCGGCATTGGCTATAAAAAGCGCGCTGATCTAAAGCCCGCTAAGAAAGAAGATCTAAAGCCTGCACGCCGCGCGGAGCTTGCCGTAATCGACGATAAACTGAGCCGTTTCGGTTCCACGGAGCCGCCGAAGTTCAGCGGCAACGGCGCGCTGTTGAGCGACTGAGTATTGAGCCAGGGGAGGGCATGACCCTTCCCTGACTGTCTGGCAACTAGAAAGTGCCGTTGTCAAGATCAGTAGCAGTATCGTCCACGGTTTTAGGGGCCATAACGACATTGGTCTGTTGTGCTTTCAGTTTAGCTTGCAGATCCATACGACGTGTGACTTCCTCACGTCGCCCACGATCATAAGCGTCAGCGATTAATATTTTAACGCCGCCGTAGAGCACCGTTAAAAATAAGCCAATTAAGATAGCAGTTGTCATGCGCCCGTGACGTTAAAATCTTTAGCGCCGATCAGACCGATAGCAATTAACGCAGCTTGCAAAGAAGGCCAGTCAAGCGTCTTGGTCTGCCAAGCGTTGAAGAGGACACCAACGAGAGTGAGGACGCCAGGGATGGTGGTTTTCCAATTTTTAATCATTCGAGTGCTCCTCTAAAATAAATGCCAAGCATAAATGCTAGTTTTGCAACATATGACGCCGTAAGAGCGACAATGATTCTATTTAACAAGCGCTATGATCTGCGCTTTAACGTCGGCGATACGCGCAGACCAGCCTTTGCCAAACGTAGACCAGATAGAAAGCGATTGCATGAACGCCAGCCGTTTGTTCGTCACGGCCATAGCGACAAAGGTTTTGGTGGCTTGGATTGTTGCAGGGCCGATCTGACCGTCCTGCGTAACGCCGACAACAGCTTGAAGATATTTGGCCGCTCTTGATACGCCGCTGTTCACAGCAAAATCGAACACAGCAAAATCAACGCCGTCGGGCAAATTATCTCCAGAAACACGATCCCAATAGAGGTTCTTGTAAATCGCCGCAACTTCCGAATCAGCAATAGCGCGCACGCTCTGCGTTGGGAGATTCTGTGATTTACGCCAACTGTCATAGACCGCTTGTGTAACGCCCTTATTCGTCGGGCCGCCTGGATCTTTTGGATGGTCAACGTAGCCGCCCTCATATTTGAGAACCTGCTTAAGCGCCTGTGGATAATTCTCTTTCATCGCCGGTCTGCTTTCTGGCTTACAAGATCTCGAATGGTGTCAAGTTTTGCGAACACTTGGCCTAACGCTGAATTAAATTCATCGCGGGTAACGTAGCGCCCTGCTACAAGAACCTCGATAGCGGCGACCTTATCGGCCAGATCCTTATCGGCTTCTTGCAAATCTTTGACAGCGCCCCAGACGGTATTCAATACCCATCCGCCTAGGACGCCGATGATTCCAACGGCCACATCAAAAAACACTTGATATTCAGCCATTGGTGTCATCTCGCCATCGCATTTATGCCCTGCGTCGCTATAGGTGCAGCGATAGGGGCGTATTCAACAGAGAACGGAACAGCGGTTGGAGCGCCGCGTGTCATAGCGGCGACATTACCCGCCGCGCGGCGCGCTAGTGCATTACGAACAGCGCGCCCAGCCGCGCCACCAAGAGCCGCGCCAGTAGCGCCATAAAATGCATATGGATCTTCGTTACCTAGACCGTAACCGCCGACAAGCGCTTGTGTTGCCAACATACCTGGGCTACGCGAGGGCGCAAAACGGCTTGCAAAATTAGCAATTGCAGATCCTTCGCTGCCTTTTGCAACACGTTTTATCATGGTCTGTTCGTCAGGCGTAAATCGACGCATACGCCCTTCATTTTTTGCTAACGCGCGGAATTGCGATTCAATATTTTCGGCGGATCCGCCAGACAAATCAGCGCGTTCAATTAAGCGCTCAATTTCGGCGCTCTTGCTCATCATCTTATAGTCTTTGATACCAGACATAAGCGCGTCAGCGGCTTCTCTGCCTGCGCCCGTTTGTGATGCTATGTTGGTATTTTTTTCATTTGTAACAAAATCGTCCAACTTGTCCGTTAACATTCCGCCTAAACGGCGCACGTCTTTTTCTTTATCGTTGCGTAGAACACCAAGCGTTTGTCGAGCGTTGTGCAAACTTTCTATCGTCAATGGCTCATTGCCAAGATCTTTTATTACATTTATAGCGGCTGTTACATCGCCAAATTTAGGAAACCGCGGATCGTATCCTTTTAAATTTGTCCCTAAATTGTCCGCAAAAGTTTTAAATGCTGTTGGGTCATATTGAACACCAAGCGAAGTTGCTTTTTCGAAGGCTTGTGACGCGCGTTCACCAAGACCTTCAGTTGATGGTGGTTTACCAACTAAACGCAGAGCGCCGCGTTGTCCAGCGGCCAGCGCTGACTCAGCGGTTTGTTGCAATCCTGCCGCGCCTCTTGCGCCAGCTAGACCACCGACAAGACTTGTAGCCAACAGAGCGCGAGGATCTTCAATACCCATTTGTTCGGCGCGCACAGGCGCAACAGCGGCACCGGCACCGGCACCTGTCTGAACAAACGGACGTTCGCCCATTGTCGCTAATACATTACGCATTACGCCGGGGGCTGCGCGTTTAGCCAATACATTAGCTGCGCCTGCGCCAGTCAATGCACCGCCCGCGCCTTCAACACCTGCGGCTAATAACTCTTCAGCCTGCGTGCGAGGCCGGAAAGATTGCGGCGTCAGATATTGACG